TGCCTGTGCCTGTACCTGTGCCAGTACCTGTTCCCGTGCCAGTACCTGTTCCCGTGCCAGTATCAATGATTCCATCATCTATCACGATAGGTGGGGGAACATAAGCACCGCTACCATAAGCACCTGAGTAGGGGTCAATAAACAGCGAGTCAATAAATGCTTTTTGAGCTGGTCTGCGCTGTCCTAATTCAAACTGCGCTTGCTCAAACATAGGTGCAGATGAATAGCCCCTTGTGCCACCTGCAAAGGTTTGTGGCGCAGGCACGCCAATATTGGCGGCTGTTGGTGCGCCAAATGCGCCAGCTAACTGCTGTGTTCCAGCAAATGCTGCTTCTTGTTGTGGAGAAAACGCTGCAACATCAGGACCGTAATAAGGCACATACCCTATTTGACTTATTCTCTGCGCCCTAGCTAGATTTTCTTTAGCAGCATCTTCAATGTACTGTGGCACTTCAACTGTTGAAGTTGTTGATCCGCCTTTACCGCCTGACATTATCCAATCTCCTTAATAAACGACGCATGCATTGGTTTCCAACCGTGTGCTTTTAAAGGTTTCTTCCATCCAAAACGTCCTGTTATCGTTATAGCTTCGCATCCTTGTGCTTTAGACCATGCTATCACATCTTTGTGCATATCCAAAAGCTGATCTAGCTCACCACCACCTAAAAACACATTTAACATCTTTTTTCTAGGATATACCACAATTTCTGTTACTATGCACCCCTTTGGCGCAGGCCACAACTGCATCTTGCCAGAAGTAATACCCTCAATCACATCAGAAAGGCTGTGTGTGCCGCCAGAATACTCCAGTGCAGCCTCTATCCAAGGCTGGCATCTATCTATCTCGCTTATGTGTGACATATCATTCATTTAACTAAAACGTACTTAGCGCAACGCGCTTCCAAATAGCTGTAGAACCATCATGTGAACCTGTGCAAATATATATATAATTTGTATCCCAAGCGATCATATTAGCAACATCCCCAGCAGCACCGACACTTGAAGCTGGTGCTGGTTGTTGTGTTGCAACTTGCCGAAATGCATTTGCAGAAGAAACAACAACATACTTCTTTGTTCTGTCCCAAAGCAAAACACCATCCTCTGCAGCTACAGAGCTAGCGTCTTTTGCGTCTAGCTGGTTAAGAGCGCTTGCAAGATAACGCCTTAGATTCTCACCCCACTGCGATAGGTTTTGCGTGATTGGTGGGATAACCCTCATCTGCGCCCACCAGCTTTGGCATTTATTCGCATAATTCCAACACGCCAATCTGCACTTCTTGCACCCTCAATGCGCATCCTTACTTGCCTACCAGTAAAGCGAACATCTGTAGGATTAGACATGGTAAACGGTCCATGCTCTGTCTCGCTTGCGTTTGGATGAAACCTTGTTTTAAACTTTGCCGTTACGTCACCTTGCGTTTTCTCATCAGGGATTAGGCTAGTTACACGCATTAGCCTGTCACCTGCACCTATGGCAATCGGGCCAGTTTCTGCAAATGGTGTGCCGCCACTATAGCTATGACCAATCTCATGCTCAAAAACATCTCCATCAGCGTCAACCCATAGCGGTTCTCTAAACACACCACTATCTACGCCAGATGTTCTATCTAACTGACCTATAGTCCATATGTTTTCTACATAGTCGTACACAACATAACGGTCACATTCTGTTGAGCCGCTGCTAGGGTAAAACCACCATATTTCATTCCATTGTGAATTTGGCACAGCAGCTATCTTACTGCGTTGATCATTGTTCATATCACTAAATAAATAATCACCAACTTCGCATGGTATTTCTGTTACAGCACCACCTGAGTAAATAAAGAAACTTCTGCGCCCCATCCAGATAACGCCAGCGTCAATAGAAGCTGCTGCTTTGGGTGCGATTAATCCGCAAGAAGTACCAACGCGCTCAAAGCCATATACAAAGGGTGGCCCTTGATATGTTGCTGTATGTGCATCTTGGTCTGTTAAAATAAGCGCTTGGCCTCTGGTTCTAAGCCCAGCCAAGATTGTGCCATTTGTCTGTAGCTCAATATCACCAGCCTGATTAGTCGCTGCTGCTGCCCATAGCGTGTTATCTTCTCTATCGGAAAACTGAACTTTTCTTGGGTTGCCGCCTGCACCTAATGCAAACACAAACCTTTCTTCAGTTACCATCATGGCAGTATTGCTGGTTGGCGCATTAGCTAGCGCTGCAGCATCTGCGCCTGATCCTAGCTGCCATTCCAAAATCTTACCGTCATCTGTAGAGCAAGCTAGTAAATACTCACCCCAGTTATCCAGTGACCAAGTTGTTGCTGTTTGGATAACACCAGTATCAGAACGTGGTGTGCCGTAATACTCATTGCCATACGTGCCACCACCAAAACCTGCGTTGGTTGAGGCGGTTACTCTACCTGCAGTAAAACCAGAAGTGGGCGTTATATCATATATGGTATTGCCAGCAGTCATTACCTTTAGCGCGTTATGCATTCCTGCAGCAACATACCGATTGCCTGAGTTATCTTCCCAAGCAAGCATGCCTCTTACTGTTCCGCTAAAATCTACTGTGCCACGCTCTTGCCAGCCACCGATAGGACGCAAAGCATCTTCATGCCATCTGACTAGGTTTGCGTCACGCCACCTGCCTTGAGCCATATACTCAGTGCCGTTGCGATACACTCCTTTTGGTATCTGTAGGGGTATTAAAGGCATCTACCATGTCTCCCCCATTAAGGTTTCGTAGGCCAATCGTCATCACCCAAGTTGGGCCAGTTGTCATGCCCCGTTATGTCTCGCAAGGCTTGGCGATACGTGGTCATTTCGCTAGACATTGTAACGTCTGACAATGCGTAGAAGTCTGTCTCTGCAAGCTTGGCATCTCTTGTGGCTCTGTGACCTTCTGCAGTTTTAGCATCTAGTGTAGCTTGATATGCAGCTTCATGCTCTGCCTTGGTGGTTTTCTTGCCATCTTCATCTGTGGTATCAGCAAACATATCCTTTGCGACATACTTCTCAACCCAATTACCGTTGCTGTCTTGCTCAACGCCATCTCTTGCGCTGTATTGATATGCGCCTACTGTAGCGGCTGGGCTTGCCAGTACTGGGTCTATGTTCATAGCGTCACAAACATTTGCGCCCCATACTCTAGGCAATGACATTTGCGGAAATGCTGCTCTCCATTGCCCTTGAGATTTAACTTCGCCTGTTGTTCTTTCTCTGTATTCTGACATCAGTTGATACTCCTTTCGTCAGTTGATTTGTTATCTTGATCACTCTATGCGATTGCGTAGAAGATGTATTTATCGCCAGAATTGTTAATACTTGCCCCACTGTGGTTTATTATAAAACCCCCGCTATATGGGTCTAGCTTATCATCAGTAGTCGTTTCTGCACTGGTTGCATTTAGTTTTAAAAAAGGGTCATTTCCTGAGACAATACCTCTAACACTATCAAAAACCATCCAATTCCCAGTTCCATCACTACGTTTAATAAGCACAAACCTAGCACCTGATGAAAAACCACATTCTATTTGTTTTCCGTCTGTTCCGTCACCAGTATAACTCCCCACCTTAGACACCCCTGCTGCGGTAGCGAAAAGATAGGCCATATAGTTGTTACCGTTTGCATTATTATCGTTTCCATTACTAAATCCTGTGGTAAAAACAGTGGATGTGGGTGCTGTGTCATTCCAATAATTTGAAAAGTCAAATGCACCACCACTTCCATCTAAATATATAGATTTATCTTCTGGCGCACTTGCATCTAAATCTTTATGGTAAACACACCAATATGCTGCTCCAGTACCCTGTGGCCCTTCACGACATTTAAGCCATATCATTTCAGGCACAACGCCAAGGTTATGATTTATATTTCTTACACTATTATTACCGACATATGCAACTACATCAAAATAACTAGGTGCTCTCCGCCAAGACCAACCTATCCAAGTACTATAATTAAAAGCAGTTGACGTATGCATACCATCCATGTGATCAAATTGATCGTTATAGTTTTGATGGACTTCTGCATCTTGGTTGTCGGTTCTAAACATTTGACCTTCGCCACGCATTCTATCAAGAACATAATTATGCGATCCTGATTCTCTGCTATTGTAAATATGCATATCTACTGGAAAATTGGTATTAAATGTATTGCCATCTGTGCTTGCGTTCAAACCACTTGAAACACTAAAAAACTTAGTCGCATCAGTAGGTGCAGCTAGTGGGCCTCTGCGAATTGCAATGAATATTGAATGTTTATTAGCCCCCATGTTTGTAACATTAAATCCAGTTGCTGTAGGCGATATATATGCAACTCCTTGTGTTTCTGCACCTGTTCCGTCAGGTTCAAGCAAAGCATCTGCCCGCCCAAAAGGCATCCCACGCATTGCGTCAAACATGTGCCAATTTGAAACCGTTGCAGTTGGTTTCCACAACACCCACTGTGGCTCAAATCCAAGAGTGACTGTAGCGTTTTCACTTCCATCAGTAGTAAAATCCCCACACTTAATTATATCTTGGTCTTGATTAGGGCCGAAATCACCGTCATTGTTGTTGTGTGCGAATAGGTAGGCTACGTAGGTGTCTCCTGATCCATTAAAATTACTATTATCGCCAACGGTAAAAACACTATCCGTAGGGGCTGTGTCA